TGACCGCCATGGGCGTTGCATTGCCTTTGCTAAAAAGTATCGTATGGCTATGGCAGAACTATGTGCTCAGTTCCCTGAGCATGAATCTGCCATATTGGGCGTAGATGGCTACGACCAGAATATGAATACAGAACTTACAATCATTCGATATTATGATAAAGAACAATCTGTAATTTATATTCCAGAGCGTAACAACCTTGTTGTTTCTCAGGCTGTTAATCCGCTTAAGAAGATGCTTGTTCACATTGCACGCCGTCCATCTATTGATGGTCAAATGCGTGGACAGTTTGATGACGTACTTGGTATTCAGTTGCTTCGTAACCGTTTCGCATTACTTGCGATGGAAGCAGCGGAGAAGTCAGTTCAGTCACCAATCGTCCTACCTTCAGATGTTCAGGAGTTTGAGTTTGGTGGCGATGGAGTAATCCGTACCAACAACCCTGCTGGCGTTCGTCGCGTAGAACTTCCTATTCCATCTGGTGCATTCAGTGAGCAGCAAGTTCTGCAGCAAGAATTGCGCACAGGTACTCGCTATCCTGAATCACGTACAGGTAACGTAGATGCATCCATCATTACGGGACAGGGCGTTCAAGCCCTTATGGGTGGATTTGATACACAGATTAAGTCTGCTCAGGCTATCTTTGCATCAGTACTCAAGGATGTAATCTCTACATGCTTTGAGGTTGATGAAAAAATATTTGATTTTAAGAAGACAATTCGTGGAGTAGATGCTGGAGCACCTTATTCACTTGAGTATCTTCCATCTAAAGACATCAAGGGTGATTACTCTGCAGATGTTCGTTATGGCATGCTTGCTGGTCTTAATCCAGCACAGGGCCTTATTTTTATGCTTCAAGCATTGGGTGGTGATTTGATTTCCGTTGACCTTGCTCAGCGCGAAATGCCATTTGGTATCAACGTAACCCAAGAACAAGAGAAGATTGAAGTTGAAAAACTTCGTAAGGCTCTCATTGGTTCATTGCAAGCATATACGCAAACCATTCCACAGATGGCATCACAGGGACAAGACCCACTTCCAGTCATTCAAAAGATTGCTAAGGCAATCAAGGGACGTAAGGCTGGACAGCAAATTGAGGATGTCATTGAGGATGTGTTTACACCTGAGAATCCTCCTGCTGGAACTCCAGTTGAGCAACCCGTCCCCTCTGCTCCTGGCGCTCCAGTAGGAGGCGCTCCTGCACAAGCAGGACCACCAGATGTTCAAATGCTGCTTAGCCGTCTTAACTCACAAGGTGAGGCAGCGGGTAGTGCACAAGTAAGACAGCAACGAGTACTCTAGGGAGAAATTATGACACCACGTAAGAAGCCAGTAAAGAAGACTGCTACTACTCGTGTCATGAAAAAGGATGAGTATGAAGATTACTCTCCTCTTGAGCAGTATTGCATTGGTTTGCATGAATATTACAAAGCACTAAAGAAGGCTGGCTTTACAGAGTCATGGATTATGTCACTACTTGGTGACAAGGATACGTACCCAGACTGGATTATTCCAGACTTCCCTACAAAGATTGACCCAATTCCATATGAAGACGAGGATGATGACTAATGGCTGATAACAGAGGCGGGTATCGTAAGCCAGAAAATCCAGCACCAGCATCAGGTCCTGGAGCGCTATCACAGCGCACAGATGGCGGACCAGCACAAGGTGCTAAGTATATTCCAGGACTTCCTTATGGACAGGGCCAAGCAACATATGACCAGCAGACTGCTGCGCCTATGGCTGCTGCACAGCCAGTTCCACAGATGGAAATGCCTACACCATTGATGGCTCCTACATCACGACCAGATGAACCAATCACAGCAGGTATTAACATGGGTGATGGACCTGGTTCTGAAGTTATGTTTGACCGACCAAGTACACCAACTAAGTCATTAACAGAAGTTATGCGAGACCTTATTCGCTTTGACCCATCTGGAGATACAGAATTAATTTATAGAACACTTGTTGACGAAGGATACTAATGGCAATTAAGGTTCATCCAATTGTAAGTAAACTTAGTCCAAATGTTTATGCTGCTGCTCAGCAGGCTAACTTGCCTCCAGAGCAAGCGTCAAAGTTGGAACAACTTGGTTTTACTGTAGACAAGAATCGCAAACTTATGCAACTTCCTGCTGATGAAGCAAAGAAGCAATTTGCATCTCTTGACCCAACCGTTCAGGAAAAGATTAAGTTCCTATACCCAGATGCTGCATATGCGCAGCCTGATAAAGATATGGGAGATAAGTTAATTGGTGCTGCAGGATTTGCACTCAAGACTGCTGCTTCTCCACTAATCGGAATTTTTAAGGCACTTGGTGTCTACAACCGTGTCATTAATACACCATACTTGGTTGCACGTCAGGTTGCACAGGGTGAAGAACTCTGGAGCAAGAAGACATTTAAGGATGCATGGGACGGCAAGAACATCTATGACAATGGTGCACTAGATGAGGCTATCAAGGTATTTGGCGCAACTGATGTTGCTGTAGCACAAGGCTTAATTGCTGGCTTAAAGCCAGGAGAGATTGTCGAGCAATACGGCAAAGTTGATAACAAGTTTCTTAAGTCACTACAAAAGGCATATAACGAACCTGAAAAGTTTAAGCAAGTACTTGATGGCGTAAAGTACGCACAGGTTTCACCTGGTCGAGATGTTGCTCGTATGCTTGATACTAAGCCGCTAAAGGCTTCACTACATCAAGATTATATTGATGGCAAGACAAAGAATGTATCTGGCTATATTGACTTTGCATATCAATTGGCTATTGACCCACTAACTTACGTTAGCGGTGGTCTGTCTAAGATTCCTTTGCTTGGTGCAAAGTTTATGTCTCGCTCAGATAGAATGCTTTTGCAAGTAGAAAAGCATGGTTCTGCTGCAGTACGCGATATTTTCCGTGAGAATCCAGATATTGTTAAACTCTGGGATACAGGTCTTGGTCCTGCTGCAAAGAAGATTGCAGATGCTCCTACAATTGCAGAGAAGAATGCAGCAGCACGTGCACTTAAGGACGAATTTGCTGGCTACAACAATGACGAAGCAATTGATATGCTTGTTCGTAACAAGATTTTTGATGCTAAAGAAGCAGTTGATTACTTTAGCAAAGCAGAAAATGTACCTAAGTTGCTTGCTGGCAAGGTAGATGGCACACAATTTTTCCGTAATGGTATTGCAACTGCTCGTAATCAGCGTCGTCTTGATATGGGACTTGGAAAGTACATAGATTCTTTTTTTAATCCTACAAAGAGTACAGAAGAAATTGAAAAGTCTGGCAAAGATGCTTGGGATGTATTTACGAAGGTTGGCAAAGAAGGCGATTTAGTCGCTGAAAACATCACAGATGTAAAGAAGTTCTGGTCTGAGATGTCATACCGTGAAAAGATTGCACAGAAATTTGGGCGTTCTACACAAGGTCGTCAGATTCTTCTTGGTGAAGATGCAATTAAGACTGCAGATGTAGTTCGAGATACGTTCCGCCAGGTTCTTCCACGTGACCTTGCAGACTTTATGACATATAAGTTTGTTAATGCAGAGGCTAATGACCAAGTTGTTATTCTTCGCAATACTTACTATGCAATCATGCAGCGATATGGTTTAGATGGACACCCTAAGGGTAAAGAACTTATTGAGAAGACACTTCAATCTAAGTTTGGTGATAAAGAAGGTCTATCTGTAGTAGAAAAATTAACTGTAAAGCCAGAGTTTGCTAATGAGTTGGGAACTATTGGATTAAAGCAGGGTGATGACGGTATTCATTATGAGTCATCTGGCATCATTCACCCATTCCAAGAGGCAAAGGGAGTTGGCTCCCTTAACTATATGGAGATTGCAGAGACTGTAGCCAATATCAAGAGCAAGAAGAATCTTGTTATGGCAGCACGTGGTGCTACGCAGTCACATATGGCTAGTGAATTTGTTAATGCATGGTCATTGCTTACACTCTTTCCGCGTCTTGGTATTCGAAGCGGTATTGATGAAGCAATGATGTTCTTGCTTACAGCACCAGGCGCAGATATATTTAAGTATGTCACACGTCAGGGACATAAGATGGGCAAGATTGCTACTGCTCATACAGGTAGCAAGTCTGCTGAGGGCTTGCGCTCCAGTATGGCTAACCTTTGGGGTACTCGCGCTTCTGAGGCTATTACATATGAAAAGCGCCTTGCTCTTCGCAAGCAAGTTGCTGCCGACAAAGGTATTAGCGAAGACTTGCTAAGCAGTGCAGACATTGGTACTGCAACTGCACGTGAGGCTACACGTTTATTCTGGGGTAAGGATACACAAGAGACACAGTTTCTTGTAGAAGGACTTACTCACGGCGCTCATATCATGAGTTCATCTGCTCGTTCTATTGCAGGTTCCGCATCTCTTACTGGTCGAGTTGAATCAACAATGGCGGAAAACCTTGTTGATATGAATAACTACGATAAGTTGCTTAAAGATATTGATACGATTTCTGGTACTACAGGTCGTATCTTTGATACTCGTGACTTGGCTAAGGCTCAGATTCTTAATGGTCGTGGTGTAGCGGTAGTTCATTTTGAGAACTTTGTTAAGCGTTTCTATGGAAACCGTAAGGTTTTAGATGGCGAAACAGGTAAGCGCACATTTGACCCAGCAAAGAACTTCCTTGAGAATAATGCACTTGAAACTGCAACAGATTTCCGCAAGGCTAAAGAAGAAGCACTTGCATCTATTGGCGTAGTTCGCAATGAGGAACTTGTTAAAACCATTGGTGAAGATGGTGCAGAAAAGATTTCTAAGAATATCTACTACAAAATTGTAGATAATGAGGCCGTATCTGAATTCTTGAAGATGTCTTCTCGCTCTAGTGAACTCATGCAGCGTGGTGTTCCACGTGCAGAGATTGTGGTAGACCAAGTAGACCGCACTCTTCTTGACCTATATACAACATTTCATGGTTCATCTGAGAAGTTTAACCGCAAGTTATTTGATGCAATCAAGGGTAAGCAAGAAGAACTTACTGAAAAAGAAATTGCAACACTTGCTGTTGTACCAGATAAGTTGCGCAGAGCAACTAAGTCTCTTACATTTGATGAGTTTGAAAAGGCTACACAGGGCTTCCAGCCTGCTGGTCGTATGTACTCTCAACTTAACATTGAGGGTTTGACCGATATGGAAAGCGTTTATGCTAAGTTAGGTAATGACGCATTTAGTTTTATGGACCGTCAGGTTACAGAAATGTACCGTCAGCCAGCAGTTATGATTGCATATACTCGCATTCGAAAGAATCTTTACAAAGTTCAGAAGGATGAAGAGAAGGCTGTAATGGCTAAGTTCATTGCAGACAATGGTGGTTCAGGTCGTCGTTCATTTGATGAACTTGCTAAGGATATTGAAGAGCAAGTAACACGTAAGTATGTTGAGATTGCTATTAATCAGGCTGCAGATACAGTTCTTAAGTATGCAGATAACCCACTTATTCGCACAAACTTTGCACTATCTGTTCGCAATACGGGCCGTTTCTACCGTGCAACTGAAGACTTCTGGCGCAGAACATACCGCTTAAAGGATGTAGCACCACGAGTTC